CACCTGTACGGTCTTGGTTATCCCCGCTTGGCTGGTTAGGCTGTGTATTAGAGTTCTTAAAATTGTCCATGAACTCTGTCAGTGTAATCCGCGTGTTTAATTCTTCTCGAATACCTTTTAGCTCTTGCTGTAGCTGTGCGATGAATCGGTCTGATTCCAGCTTACCCTTTGCTAGATCTTCGATGGACTTAAACTTCTTTCCATCTCCAACCAGGTCTTCAAGCTTTATTTCTGTGTCCTCGTGGTCAGAGGATCCTTCAAATAGATCGGTCATCTATATCCTTTAAATGAAATCGATAAGCCTACGAATTTCTTTGATAATTGCTCTGTTGCCGTTCTTGAACGCTTGCTTATGCGACCAGTTTGGATCTTCAAAATCTTTTAGGCTGGTCTCTGAGCTGGACAGATCTCGCTCCATTTCGTCGAGGATCTGCTGTAGGCGTCCTAGGGCTACTTTGCTATTTCGTAGGCTGGCTTCGAATGTTTTCTTTTCTTCATTGTCCCTGAGGTGCTTGGTCCACACCATTGCCAGAGGCTTCATTAAATGCTCCCAGTTGTGGGTCTTCTGTGGGTAGGTCTCCATCCACATCATCTGGAGTTAGACCGTGTGGGGTCATAGCTTCCATACTGACTTGTTCATTGTGGCTATTGGAGAAGCGTTGTGCGTCTGCCTGCTCGTCTAGTCGAACGAATGGAGACACGATATGGTAATCTTCTACCTCTAGTACCTCTTCCATCATCTTAGAGATCTTGACAGAAGACCAGTGCATCTTCACCTCGGGATCCTGGCCTAGTGGTGAGGAGAAGAACCCATTGATGTCTTGTAGCAGCTGAGCCTTCTCTGCGAAGTGTCTAGCTGCAATTGGCTTGATACGACCAGTACCTGTGATGTCATCAACACCTAGCGTCTGGAATGTGTTGAACTTGAACTCATCGTCAAAGACACGAATGCTGGTAGAGGTCATCTTACGACGAGCTAGTTCTAGCATGGCATTCAAGAGTGGTTCGACAAGCTGCTCTTCAAATTGAGAGATCTTGTTCTGGAATACTCTTGATGCTGCGTTCTCAAGACGCTGTACTTCGTACTTGGTTTTCTCGCCCGGGGTTCGGAAGCCGAGAGCCTCCTTAGGAGCCCCTGCCATCTCTTCCATGATTTTTTCAAGGTTCTGAATCTCGATGTTGGCATTGAGGGCGTTGATGTCTGGGGACATGATCTCCACGTCTCCCTCGTCACCAATGACAATCTTTTCCATAGGACCCCATGTGAATTCCTCGACGTAACCCTTGACTTTAAGAGGTGGGAACGCTGTCAGATCGAACACGTCGGCCTTGAGGTTCTCGATGTGATCAATGCGGTACTGCATACCGACGAGATTATCGAGAGGACCCATGGCCCATAGGTTGTCCTGACGTGGACGCCATCCTACGTGGAAGATGGGAGCTCGACCAAAGAAACTAGGGTTAGGAGCGTTGTAGAGGACCTTATGGCGGTCAGCTACTACGATAACCCGGTTACGCTGGTACTCGTCCTTCTCGTAGTCGTAGATGTCCCCGTAGAACGTCAGCAGCTCGACGTAGTCGCCTGTGAGGTACTCTCGCCATCCTGTGAAGCCATCCACGGCCAGGTAGGAGTCCTTGACTGTAATATCCTGGGAGGTAGCTCGTGCGGTGTAGCGGAGGTCCTTAACGTACTTCCAGAGGGCTTCTGCCTCTTCCTGGTCCTCAGCCTTTGAAAGACGGGTCAGGAGCTCTTTGACCTCTCCGATCTGGACGATGGAGCGTACGATCTTAGGACTGTCCTCAAAGCTAGGAGCAATGGGATTGAACACAAGATCAACGGGAGAGATGCGCTTAGGTACTGGACCTACATATCCAGTCTGTACCCGATCTTCTAGCTCGACGGTGTTATCACGCCAGTCAGCCATGACAAAAGCATTGCCGTAGTCGATATAGTCAAGGATGAGCTTTCCTACTTCCTTCTTGAACTGATCTGGTGAGATCATCCAAGCGGAGTAGTTAACGATAGCGTCTCGCTTGTCTTTGAGGTTGCTGTTTTTGTCGTCAGCTTCCCATGTCAGCCACTTCTTCTTTGGGAACATAGACGCCATATAGTTGGCGTAGAGGTTGTCTCTGATCTGGCAGAGCTTGGGGATGGTGGTCTTGTTCTTCCACGGCAGGGAGCTGTTGGAGGTGACGCTGGTGTCCGTGGCGTATACGTAGCGGCGTACCTCGTCCCACGCTTCCAGCTTGGTATTACGCAGAGCGTTCCACGTTACCCAGTGCTGGGCAATCGTTGTTCCCAGTTGATCTGGGATAATGATGCGTTGTAAGTCGAGTGTTTTACCGGCCAATAGGTTTTACCTTAATAGACGCCACCAAACTTGCTGTGGACGTATTTCTGAGTTTGATTACGCTGTGATAAATGTACGATGTTGCTGGGTGCCACTGCTGTATCGATGCAGCTGGCTAGACAGTCTTTTACGTCGTCGTGTGGAGGGTTTGTCATGACCAGTTCCTCTTCCAGGGTCTGACAGTTGCCACCGAGGTAGTGCCAGATCTGTCGGTTGTGGTAGCGGGGCTGGAGGATGGCGCTAACACGCTCTTCCTTGGTGCCTTGGGTCCTGGTGGGACGGTAGTCCTCTACGACGAGGGCCAGACCATGGGGTCTGATGTAGTTCTGCTTGAGGTCTGTAACAATGACTTGCTGGGCTACAGTGACTTCAGCTCGAATCTTTCGGAAGTCCCATTTCTGGTGAAGGCTTAGGATCTTTTCAAAGTACTCGGAGATTCGATCAGTTTTGAATCTCTCAATGTCAAGAACGTAGTAGTTTCGTTCGGAGTCAACTCCAACGACGACAATAGCAGTGTAGTCAGCTTTTCTTGATCTAGAGAAAGCGAAGTCCACTGCAGCAAAGACATTAAGTCGTCTGTTACGGTAGAACCAGTGTCCGGTGTTTCGATGGAGTAGTGCTCGGTCGTAGTATTGAAAATATTCTCTTTTGATTGCTGCTGACTCAAAATCGTTTGGATCATTGTAGTACTGAGCTCGGAACTGGACTCGGTCAAGGTACTGTGCTCTTTTCTTAGCTAGAATCTTTGCATCAAACCCAAACCATTTCCCGTCGTGGCGCTGCTGACGTGGCCAGAGGAATTCTCCTGTGCCGTCACCTCTGCTCTCCACCTGGCGTTCAAACACCTCATACAGACCTTCAGAACCAACGATCTCCCCATCCTCGTCGTACTGATCGACAGCCATCTGAATGAGGTCGTTGTAGAGGTCCTTAGGGTGGTACCTGGTTCCTACAACCCACTCTCTAGCGTCTGCTCCTTCAATGGAGCTGAGTAGGCTGTATTGCTGTTTGGTCTTGTCTCGACCATCCTCGGTGTAGGCGTTCTCTCGGACGACCACGTCGTCAAGAACTGCAATATCACAATGAAGGCCAGTAATAGACCTTGTGAGCCCAGCTGTAATGATTGTGGGGTCACGTACGTTTTCAACTGATCGTAGCGGGTGGTCAACCGCGATTTCATCTTCAGTCCACTTCTTCCGTTTGCCTTCGTCCGGGTGAACCATATCCGGCCAATAGGTACGATAGATGTCGCTGGTAAGAATGTCCTTGATGAACCCTAGCTGCTTGACCGCTAGGTTAGCCGTAGAGCTGATGTAGAGGACCCTAATCGCAGGGTTCCTAGTGATCTCCCAGGCAACACGATAGGCGATCATAGCGCTCTTGCCGTGGTCTCGTGGAAGCAGTGTCAGTTGGTGGGATGAAGCCTGGGGGCGAGTCCACCATTGGATGAGTTCCAGATGGATCCCGCCTAGTACGCGATTGGGATGGACCAGTCGAATAAAAGCCTCTAGATCGTTCTCCGCCATCTGGCGAATGAGATCTTTCTTAGACTGTTGGGGTTTTACTTGGACCATCCGTTCATTTTCAAAATAAAGAAGACAAGAGCCCCTAGGGCCAATGCTGATAATGTTCTAAACGACCAACGACCTAGCTCGGCAAACTTTTCGTCAAGCCATTCTTTAAGAGCTTCTTTGAGAGCTTCTTTTGTTTCTGGGTCACGTATCACCGCTCGAACTCGGCGTTCGTGATGTTGCCGTTGGTGCCCATGGCGTTGCTCCACGAGGAGCCGTCTTGCGCCAGCGTGTGGACCGAATCCGCAACGCAGTTCCGGGTCACTGCAATTCCGTAGTTCTTGTTCTGTATGTCCGCTTGGTTGTCCGGACCGCCGCTGCCATTAATAACCCGAATGCCGTCGATGATGGCTGGGCTGTCTGCCCTGATCCCGAAATACTCCGGCGAAAGAGGCGTCACTGTCTTATGGAACTTGATCACGCCACGTCCTGGCTTCTC